TCACTACAATTATATAAAACATTAACAACATCTATTGGATAACCTTGATTTGGTCCAAAATTTTGAGGAAACACTACATCTTTACTTGAATCAAATCCCATTTGTTTGCACACTTCCAGTAAATCCCACCCTTGATCTTTCATTGACATGTGGCAATAAGCAATAGAATCTGGCACTTCTTTTCTAAATTCTTTAAAAGCAGCCAAAAATCTAGGGATATCCTTTCTTTGTTGATTTCTATTTACATTGGTTATTATAAATTTATCATAATGTTCACCAAAATATTGCTTTTTAAAAAGTAAAACATCTTCTTTTGGCAACGGGTAATATTCATTAGTATTTACACCATGTGGTATAACACGTATATCATCCCTTTCGGGTATGGTTTTTAAAGTTTCTTTTCTACCAAAATCAGAATAAGCAACTATGTGATCTATCATAGATATATTTTTAGACCATTCCTCTTTAATAATAGAATCTACTGGATAATAAACAATAGATTTAAACGGGGTAGGTCTATTTTCTTTTAAATGTGGTATTAATGTTGGAAGAAAATTCAATATAAACGTATCCTGCAAAAAAAACAATATATCAAACTCCATATTTGGAATCATATTTACAGCCTTTTGCCTCCCGTAAGGATCTCTTTGTGGATTTGTACCTGCTGGCCAAATTCTATAAGGAAATGAGTGGGGGTCGCCCCAAAAATTGATTCCAAATATATCTATATCATATCTGCCAGTTCTATACAAACCTTCAAAAATATTTCTAGAAACTGTCGCGAATCCCGTAGCACAGGTAGGACTATCACAATACGCAAAAATTTTAATTTTTTCCTTCATAATCTATCTCCTTCTCCCTTTTATTATATCTTTTTATAAGCCAAAAAAGGCGCTTTATATCCTTTAACAGCTGTTTTTATTATTTTATCTCTACTAGCAGGATGATCCTCTATATAAGCGTCTACTTTAGTCTTTGAAAGATTTACTAATTTTAAAAAATCATCTGCTGACATATTTTCATACACAATCGTAGGATCATAATCTGTAAAACTATTTTGACGTATATAAAGTACTTTTCCGTCCCCAGATAAATTCTGCCCGTCAACTTTAATTTTTTCTATTATATAACCCTTCATTCTTCTTTCTTCGTTATCTAATAATCTTTTCCTACTTTTAATGTCTAAATACTTTTTAATAAGATTTTCTTCATCAAGATCTTCTAGCCTATGTTTAACAATCCCTTTATTATTTAAAGCTTTTTGATAAGCTGGGCAACTATCATTAAAATCACACCAACTACACATATCATTTAAAGATGGCTGAGGCTCTTTTTCAGTTAGTTTCACCATCTCGTTATACACAGACAATAAATACTTAGCAAATAAAGTTCTTTCTTTTATAGTCCTATATGTATAAACAGGAACATCGCGAAGATAATCTAAACATAAAACAATGCGTTTATAATCTGGAAATTTAATACTTGCTACCAAATCATATATAGACAATTGGATATCAGATTTCAATTCGGTAGGTGTATAAATATATTTAGATGTTTTATAATCGACTACCAAAACGGATTCCTCATTCAATTCTGTAACTTTGTCCATAGCACCAATAATATGAACGCCTTCATCAGTAGTTACACTAAATTTATCTTCAACATTAATTATCCTACCTGTTTCAAAATCGTTTAATTTATTTAACACCATTTGAAGGCCTTCATTGTATATACTCATATTTGCTATACCTTCTTTAGCCGCTATTGAATTATATTCATTAACAATCTTTTTAACACTAGCTTTAGTAAACTTTCCGTTCTTCTTCCAAATTTTACCAGCAACAGCAAGAGCTTCGTGAACCGAAATTCCGAGTTTAAAAGCCAGATTATCCTTTCTAGGCAAATGCAGTATATAATTACACCAATACTTATATTTGCAAGTTAAGTACGTCTGCATCCTAGTTGCTGACATTGCTACATTATTTTTATTACTAATCATTATTTTTTCTCCTTTTTAATTAGTACATTATACCAATACAATGCTTGAAGTGTGGCGTCGCTCATATCATTACCTTCTTCAAATTCTATGTTTTTAAATTTTACTTTATATTTATTTTTTATGTAATTAAATACATCTTCTTTTGTTTTTAATTCAAAATAGCTCCTTACTGTATTTGGGCTTAAAAATATTGGTTTATTACCTAAAACTTCAAAAGTTTCTATATTTACTACACTAATAAATTGCATTAACGTTTTTAACGTTTTAACATTCTTTAAGTATGTTTCCTCAACCACCACATAATCTGGCTTAAAAATTTTTAAAAGCGCATTAACATTATTTTTAAATAAATATAATTTTTCTTGTAACTGATAACCACTTGATATCTTTATAATACCAAATTCTTGTAGTTTACCACCAACCAATAATGCCCACCCCGAACTAACCGAAGAAACATCGAACGATAAAATAAACATTATATTTTTTTTAAAACCTCCAATTGCTCTTCAGTAAGATCCTTCTTTTTTGGTATCTTTATATTCAACTTAAGTAAAAGATCGCCAGAAGGACCATTATTTAATCCTATACCCCCCATACCATCAAAACGCATAATAACACCATTAGGCACATCAACCTCTGTTTTAACAACAATCTGTTCATGTCTAGTTATTTTACCAGATCCATCACATTTTTCACATTTATCTGTAATCATAAATCCTCTACCATAACATGCGGCACAAGATGTTTGATTCATAATTTTCATATTTCCAGATTGACTCAGTCTAGTAATCATACCAGTACCATTACATTGAACACAATTTTGTTTATTCACGCCGCCAAGACCTTTGCACTTATTACAAACATCTTCAAACTCATATTCAAATTTTCTATCTACTCCACAAATAGACTCATAAAGTGATATATCAAACATATATTTCAAATCCCTACCTTTCATTGGCATATTCTCAGGACGATTTTGTCTTCTATTAATTCCAGCCATTCCGTAAAATATATCATTAAAAGAAAAATTAGAAAAATTTGGCATGGGATTATCGTATTCAGCCCGTTTATTATCATCTGATAATACACTATAAGCTTCATTTATTTCTTTGAACTTTTCTTCGTCGCCGCCACAATCTGGATGATGCTCTTTAGATAAATCTCTAAAAGATTTTTTAATTTCATCCTTAGTAGCTGTTTTACTAACATTTAATATTTTATAATAATCCTTCATATATTAGTCCTCTAAAGTAGAAAGAATTTCCCATTTAAAACCACAAATAGAACATTCAAAAGTATTTTTGTCTTTAATAGCCGGCTCACCACATCTAATACATTTATGTATCATATCAGACATAGAAACACTGTTTGTAGATTCTTTTAATAATCCTTCAAGCTGCTCAACAGCCTCTTGTAAACCTTCCGCTTCTATTATACCACCATCCATAAAATTACCCCCGTTCATCCGCCATGAATAATTACACATATAACATGCACAATAATCTATATGTAATACTTCTTCACATTTACTACATGTAATTAAATCATTGTGTAAAACCATTCCGCTGTCTTTTTTACAATTAGGACACTCCATTATAATTCTCCTTATCTTAAAAATAAAATAATAACTATTAAAACCACACCTATTCCAAAATATAATAAAGGTTTTGGTGAATATCCAAAATTTCTTATTTCCCACTCTCTAAAAATTTTCTGCGCTTTTAAATATTTTTTTAAATCTTCTTCCATTTTATAAACCTACCCCATTAATATAGCTATTTTATTATATTTTTTAACTCATCTATTTCATAATCAGCTGGATCTTTTCCATTATATTCTAAAAATAAAGGGATTATAGTTATCTTCCCATTCATATCATTTACAGCTGCTGAAGTACCTTCTACACCAGCTTTATCCCCATCAAATAATAAAATAACAGTAAAAGCCATGCTATATAATAAATTCCGTTGTCCATTAGTAATACGACTTCCTATACACGCAACAACATTTTTATAACCAGCCATATATAATTTCCAAACAGATTTAAATCCTTCAACAACAATTATCGTTTTATAATCCCCCATATTATTTTTAGCATTATATAAATTATATAAAACCAAATCCTTATTAAATCCTTCTGTCAATAAATACTTATAATCTTCATCAGCCTTACCTGTTATATCCCTATAACTATAAGCTATAAGAGCGCCTTCTTTATTTCTAATTGGAATAACATCTCTTTGAAAACCGTATTTATCAACATACCCACCACCAATTTCAAATTTATCTAGTATTTCTTTAGGGAAACCCTGCTTCTCAAAATAATTAGATCTAAATTTTTTATATGCTTTTAAATGTTTCTCATTAACTAGCGCCTGTGATACCTGTCTATTATCAACTGAATGGCTTACGAAACTTTTACGCTCTTGTTCTCTTTTGAACCTAACATATTCATATTCATTCTCTACATTAATACCAGTTATATTTTCTAGATATGTTATTGCCCCAGCAAAAGTTAAATTCATCATTTTCATAACAAGGCTTATAACATCATAGCCTACCTCTTCATGACACCCGTGAGAAAAACAAAGCCAGTTTTTTGTTTGTTTATTCATTCTGAAAGCAGTTTTGTTATCACCACCATGAACTTTACAAGGAGCTCTTACTTCTTTTAAAGTAACTCTAGATATACTAAAGCCTAGATGCTGTAATAAACTTTCAGCATCAATAGCTTCTTTCAATCTATTCAGTTTAAATCTTAAAACCTCTTTAGAAGTTGTATTCATCTTTTTCCCAGTCTGGTTCATCTACTTCTTCTCCAGTAATAAAATCTTCTCGCTCTTTATATTCACTACTATCATAATCTATCATCTGAACTTCAGCTTCTTGAATCTGTAAACATTTTTTATAAAAGCGATACGAAATACCTTCTTCTGGCGTTGTACCACCTCTTCTACTATTTCTTATCCATAATCTAAATGTACCGCCTTTTACACTAGCTTCTTCTATTTCAGCAGTAGTCTTTGGTTTAAAAAACATTATTACATCCGCATATCTTAAAATCCTATCACTATCAGCAATGTCATCTTGTCTACTAATTTGATTCGCGGCTAAAAATGGTATATCTAAAACACCTGACATATCTTTAAGGGCTGTAGTAACATCCCCCAATATTTGATATTCTTTTTTACTTTTAAAATCTACTTCTGAAGGCGCTTTAATATAATCAAATATAGCCAAACCAATATTTTCTTTAAATTTATATTTTTTATACAAAGCGTTTAACTTATCTACTGTATACCCAGGAAGATACTCATGATATAAATTCCCAGATTTTATAATCTCTTTTGCTTGTTGTATATTTCGATAATCATACTTCGTATACCCACCATGCTGTACCTTTCTTTCTGGAACACCAGACAACATAGAAATAAGACGTGGCCTAAACTGATCAAACGGCATTTCAGTGTCTACAAAAAGCACACTTTTCTGTAATTTATATGCAACGTGAGCGGCTACCGTAGATAAAAAAGTACTCTTACCGTCTTTTGGTCTCGCACAAAGAATAGTTAAAGTGCCAGGTATTAATCCATCAATTCTTTTATCAAGAATATCGAAACCAGTACTGATACCACAAAAAGTAACTGGGTTATCTTTTCTTTCTTCGATGTATTCATCTATACCTTCTGATAAATTTATAGGTTCTTTAACAGCCCTGGACTGTATGTCCAAATCCATAATATCATTACTAGCTTTTCCTATTAAATCAGAGGAGGTTATATCATCGTTTTTAGCGGTCTTCTCTATACTATTTAAATTTGTTTTGAGTTTAGCATGTAATTGATATTTAGTACTTGTGTCTAAAACTCTACCCACATAAAATTGAATATTATTTTTATCAAATTCTATAGACATTATAGCTTCGATATATCCATAACCACCTATTTGCTGCAACACACCTTCTCTTTGAGCAGTATTAACTAACATAGATCCATCAATTTTATTAACCCCGCTCTTAAATAATGCAGATAACATCATCCATATTAACTTATGCTCTGTACACAAAAAATCATTGCTCTGAATATTTGACGAAACATCATAAAAATTATCAACAGACGAACAACAAAATGACAAAATTATTCTTTCATAAACTGGTTGAGAGAACATCTCTTTAATCTTTTCACTCATTTACATTCTCCTACCATCACGTATAAACTTTTGTTCGCTTTCACGACGTGTTAATTCTCTTTTCATTGCATTTATAAGTTCAGTGTAGTATTTCTCTAAATTTTCAGTCATGACTAGCTCAGCCTCAAGTGCCTCTATGTCTGATTCTATTTCTTTTAATTTATCATTACTATCTATAACTTTTCTTATTTTTTCAGCCCGCGTTTTAGTTTTAACATCTGATTGGTTTACATATGTATCTATAACCCGCTTTTTCTGCATCAATAATACTTTACTTTTATTTATTTGGGAAGTGAAATAAATCAAAAATTGTGAGAGACCAATGGTATATTTACTTATATTAACACTTTTTATAGCTTCTAAATTTCTTGGATCAAATTTAAAAATTTCATTCATAAGGGTACCATTTTTTGGCATTTTGTGCACCATTAATTCCTCTGCCCTTTTATTTAAATAGTCATTAATTCTATCCATTTGTTACGAAGCCTCCTCGTCTTTACTTCGCTCTTCCCACTTGGCATATTTACCAGTACATAAATAATCTTCAGATATTAATTTACCATTTACATCAAACATTTTAACAAATTCCGAAATCATACCAATTTGTTTACATTCAAAAGATAAATCACAATACTTTTTGTCTCCAAACTTAGTTCCATCGTTTAATGGAATAAAATCCTGACACTGCTTAACAAGTATATCATCCTTTTTACTTTTTATTATTATGTCTGTCATCACTACTCCTAACAATAAAAGAAACAGAATCTAATATTTTATTTAATAATATTTCAGAATTAATTTTTTCGTTGTATTCTACAATCACAAAAGGAATCCTATTTAATTCACAAAATTCTATTTTAAAATTATCTCTTTTCTTCGATGCAATAAATCCTTCTTTATCACCATGAAAATGACCAACATATTTATCGTGTTGAACGCCTTGTATTTCTAATAACACCTGGAGATCTTTAATATAAATATCAAAAAATAAACGAACCCCCCTATATTTAACATAATGTTCCTTAATAATCAAATTATGAGGAAACAATTGTTTTAATATATCATAAACTTGATCTGCCACCTTACTCATAACAATATCCATGTTTTTTATTCATTATTATTCTATACCAATCTGTATGCCATTTTCTATTTACATTAGCTCTGCTATTACAAGACCTGCACAACGTAATTAAATTATTCGGTTTACAATTCTTTTTAACATAATCAATGTGATGAATATCTAATCGTTTACTAGTGCCCCAACAATCCGGATTCTGGCAAATATAATTATCCCGCTCTTTTATACTTTCCTTGAATTCCTTGTCCAGCCAAACATCACAATATGGTTCGCATGAAATACCACCTTTCCAATTAGGATGATTGGATCCTGACACTTTTATATGCCCACATATTACACATCTTTTTCCCTGCTTCCAACTATCCCAACTAATATTACCAATATGCCCCTCTGAACAAATATAATCTAATTTTTGATCACAATTTATATATTTTTTAGTTAAAAGTTTATAATGCTCTTTAGCAAATTCCAACCTGATAAATTCTATTGTTAATTTAGCGTTACCAGCACAATAAGGACATCTTTGATGTTGATTTTTCCAGGTGTCCCACGAAATACTATGTCTATGACCATTTGGACAAATATAATTTAATTTACCTGTACAATTAATATATTTATTAGTCAAAAAAGTATACCCCTCTTTCTCAAATTTACTTTTAATAAAAGATATATCTTCTTTACCATTACCTGCACAATATGGGCACCTTTGGCCTCGCTGCCAATTATTCCAAGTAATACTATGGCTATGCCCTTCTGGGCAGACATAATCTAATTTTTGATGAGCATTAATATATTCTAACGTCAATAATTTATACCCAGATAATTCAAAAGATTGTCTTACAAACTTTATATCTTTCTTCGCCAAACCAGCACAATGTGGGCATCTATGGCCTTTTCGCCAATTTAACCATGTAGTACTATGTTTATGCCCTTTATCACAAATATAATCTAGTTTTTGATTACTGTTTACATATTCGGTAATTAAAAGTTTATAGTTTTCTTTTTCAAAACTATTTTTAATATATTTTAATGATAACTTTCTCATATATTATTTTAATCCCAAAGTTTCTTTTACTTTTTTTCTTAATTCACTATACAACTCATTACTTTCTCTAACTGCATTAATAAAATTCTTTTTGCCTTGGATTCTATTACCTTTATATTCAAACCAAGCACCGGCTTGTTCTATTAAACCAAAATCAATGGCAAGGCTTACTACCTCACCTACAAAATTATAACCATGCCCATAAATTAGATCAATAGAAGCTTTTCTCCATGGTGCAGCCAATTTATTTTTTACTACTTCAAAAGCACACTCATGCCCTATTACAAGTCCTTCATCATTAATTATCCTAGACGATTTAGATTCTCCACCTTCTACTTTAATCCTTCCAGTGGTATAAAAACCTAGAGATTCTCCCCCGGTAGTAATCCTATCGTCGCCCCATTTCCCAATACTATGTCTAATCTGGTTAATAAAAATAAGTAAAGTATTAGTCTCATTAGCAATTGGGGTCAGTTTAATACAGGCTTTACTCATAAGCCTAGCCAATAATCCTACATAAGTGTCCCCAATTTCGCCTAGAGCCATATCCTTTGGAAGTAATGCAGAAACACTATCAACAACTAAAACATCTACTTCACCAGTTTTCATCAGACTTTCAGCTGATTCAAGATTGTCATCACCCGTATAAGCTTGGCACATTAAAATTCCATCGGCATTTACCCCTATTTCTTTCGCCATGTTTCTAACAAGTTTTGGATCTAGTGCATGCTCACAATCTATATATACAGCAGTCATTTTTCTTTTTAACGCTTGCATTAGCACGCTTACAGCCAAAGTTGATTTACCACTACTATTTGGGCCATAAATTTCATATAAACGACCACGAGCAAAACCACCGACACCTAAAGCAGCATCAAGTGCTAATGAACCAGTTGAAATTGAATCTATAATTAGGTCTTCATGATCGCCAAGATAACTAAGTACGCCTTCGCCAAATTTTTTTGTTATAAATTGTTTAGCTATTTCCAACTTATCTCTTTTTGTTTTTTCCTTTACCTCTTTTTTATTATCCTTTTTTACTTTTTTATCCACCATTAGTTATTTCTCCCCACATTTTTTAATATTGTAGTTAATTCTTTTGACCTTTCATTCAAATCTATACCAATATCTTCCTCTATCTTTTCGCGCACCTTTTCACCTATTATTTCTTCTTCTTTTTTAAATTTATTATTCAATATATAAATTGCTTTTTCAGTAATCCACCCAGATTTTTTTTGTCCCAATACATTTATATCAATGGGATTTTTAAAACCAAACTCTTCTTCATAATCAAATATAGCATCTATAATAGACACACATTCTTGAATAGCAAATTTTCTATTTAAACCGGTTTTTTCCCTAGACTCAACAAAAAGTTTAATCATACGCATATCGCCTTTTAAACTATCTAATAAATAACTAGACTTACGTTCTGGATATTTATCATATTTTTAGCTTCCTCAACATCCTTTGCTACAACATATCCAATTTCAGTCAAAAATTCTATAGCAGCGTCTATACGACTTTCTGTAATAGAATTATCCTCCAAAAAATCTCGTTGATTTTCTGTGATTCTAGATTTCTTCATTATTCTATCTTCTTTTAACTACGGTCAATAAAGCAGTATGATTATCATTATCGGCAGATTTAAATACTACATAATTATTCTCTTCCATAAAATGAACTTCTAGCACATCACCAACAAAGTCTTTCAAAATAGAAGCTAAAAACTCCCCATTTATATCAATGTCTAAATTAAATTCAAAAGGATCATCAAATTCATGTAAAGCTTCTACCCTATCATTTTTAAATACTAACTTATTATCATTGACATTTATAGTTAATCTATGATTATCTTCCTCATCCAACACATCCATTACTGCAAGAACGCTATCTATGAAATCTACTCGTGGAAAATTAATGGATTTTTGTAACTCAAACATTGGTTTATAATTAGGATAATCTTCGCCTATAATCAAACCGCCAATAATATATATATCATTAGATATAATATAAATACAATCGTTTTCAAACTTCATAAATACTTGAGCATCATTATCAAGTATGTTATATAAAATAGACGAAAAACCGTAATTAAAAATATTAAGATCTTGTTCTAATTCAGTGTTAATATCTGTAATAAATTCAGTTAATTTTACACCGTCAGTACCAGTGAATATAACTTTATTATTTTTAACAACAACACTCAGTCCGGTAAGAGCTTTTCTTATTTCTGCTGGATTAACACAATGTAAAACTTTAGCTACACTTCTTTTAAGAATATCACTATTAATAATTAATTGAGTTTTTTCAACATCAAATGGTTTTGGCATTGTATAATTTTTAATACTAAATGCATCATTAAATAAATCAAATTTCAAACGTCGGTACGAAGATTTACCTGACGGAAATTGTGTTTTAGTTTTAATTAAACTCTGATCTTTATCTGCTATAAAATGAAAATTTTCTGTACCATAATTATCAGCTAAAGGCGTAAATTTTAAAATATATCCCTTAATATCTTTAAATTTAATTAAAGCTTTACCCTTACTGATAACTTCACATTGATCAGAAGTAATAACCGCTGTAATAGATGCATTTGAACATCTAAATTTTACATCTTTACCAACTTCAATTAATATCATACTGGTTAAATCATCTTCATTAAGCTTTACTATACTAGACATGCGACTAATAACCGATTGCATGTCCATTACTGGTATTTTAAACTCCATTCCTTTTCCTCCTCAAATTTCTTTTTTTGCGATCTTCCATAATATGTCTTTTATAAGGCCAGCCAGACACACCATTCATAAAACCACAACCACATTCTGAAATATAAGCACCACAATCCAAGCAATGTACTTCCCACCCACTACAATAAGGCGTACCACAACCAACAAATTGACAATAATTTGGGTTTAAATTTTCATGTTTACATTTTAATACTTTTTTCCAAAATTTGGGCATTAATTACCCCCACAATTTTTCAATTTTAAGTTGTTTTTGATTTATTATAGATAAACTAGGTGTGATTAAACAAGGCAAGGCATTTGATAGTTCTGGCAGAACACCAAAACTATTTAATCGAAATAATTCATTAATAATATTCTTTATTAAAACATAAATAAATCCTACCATCATGTAGTTTTCCTCTACCTTTTCTTATTCACACACTTATATTATAAGATAAAATTCAACTTTTGCTAGTTAAAAAATGCAAAAAATTATAAAAATTATACACCATTAATATAAGCTAATAAATCCTTTTCCACTTCCACAGAAATGAAACCATTTATAAAAGCTAAAATGTTCCTACGGGACTTAAAAGTACGTCTCGCAACAATTCTAGCTGGTAAATCATTGTAATACCCAGTAGATATTATCGTAGCTGCCAAATTGCTTCTCCTAAAAGCTGTTACACGATCAATTATATCCCTTATAGCAGCATCAATTTAAATATATATTTAGTTCTATTTTTACCGCGCTCTATTCCGCTTTCTTCTAATTTTTCATACCCCTCTACTCTAATAACCCAATGATCATCTCTATCTTCCCTATATATATTTTGATTACCACTGATATAAAAATATTCTGGTACTGAAGTATTGAATAAAATTTCAGCTTCTCGTTGCCATTGATCCTCCCCCTTCGCCAAATTTATAACCATTTCGTGCATTTTAGTCCGCCTGCCACGTGGCAATTGACTAAAATCAGGATTAACTATTGGATTTAAATAAGCAGACAAATCTTTAGTTGTTAATATGCCTATTATAGAAGCTTCTAAATCTAAATTATCACGCTGTCCATATCTAATTAACAAAGTATCATAAGTATAAACCATTCTAGCTAAACCAATCCTAACATTTAAATTAATACTATCGTTACTTGGTAAATATCTAACATTAAAACCATTGTGGGCCTCAGCTATTCCAGTATTAATTCTAGCATTAAGATCTACTATATTATCTCCAGTAGGCGTTCTACCAAAAACAAATCCTCTTAAATCTAATTTTTGAATAGCATATGTATATGCATTTAAATCCTTATATCCAGACGCGAAGCAAGCAAAATTTATTACCGCGCCCAAATTTTTATGATTCAATAATGATACATTAATAGCCCGTTTAACATGTACTACTTT